CTCGTCCACACTTCAAATCCGTGGGCAGTCGGATTGGAAAACGCATTGCAGTGGATTGACAAGAACAGATCCGCTTCATAGGTGTTGGCTTTCGCGCAGCGTGTTGGCAAGGAGACGAATGAATCATCGTCTCTTGTCAATGCCACCTCACATCCAGAATCAATCAGGCCAAGACGGATGTACCTAGAAATTTCAAGAGCGATCGTCGATTCCCTCGTTCCGCTTGGGCCGACTGCGCCGCTGTCTTCACCGCCGTGTCCAGCGTCGATCCAGACTTTCATCTCAGCCTCCGTTGATTGCCTTGTGAAGCAGCAGCTTCAATTCGTCTGTATTGTTCCGCTGCTGTGTGGCGAGTTCCTTTTGCCCGGTGACCAGTTCGTTTTGTGTCTGTTGAATTGCTGTGACCTTGGATTCGAGATAGTCCATGTTCCCCTGCACGATCCCTTCCACTTCGTCAATCATCTCAGTCCGTGATGTTTCAATCTCGTGTGTGATCATTCCCTCCGGGCCGCATTCAACTTCGATGACCTCTCGTGCATTGGTTGTGATGCCGAATTTCACACCCGCAAAAATTCCTCCCACGACGACCGTAAGGATTGTCAATATTGAAACGATCAGCCCGGCAACGGCTCTCATCCTGTCGATGCTCAGCACCCACTGGGTGGTCCCTCCTCCATTGCCATCGGAAACCTTGATGCTTCTCCAAATCTGACTGGTCGTTTCTTGTCTTCGTTTCGTTGCCATGTACCCTCCAGAGCTTACATACCGTATCCAAGATTCAAAACAAGCTCCTCATGGCGCGTATCGGCACCTGCCGGAATCTTCACTTCAATGGTGCCTTGCTTCGTTTCGCCAGCGGTGAATGCACCCAAGCTCACGGCGGCAGTCCGCGAATCACCGACAGCTGCATATGACCCCGCGCCGATCTTCACGCGAAGTCGATTGGTGATGGTCGACCACAACAGGAGATCGGACACAGCTTCGGAGGCATGGAAGTCAACCAGGATTTCCGTTGCCGTATCCCGCACCTGTTGATCCAGACGGTGGCCCCTCATCGGCACCGCTGCGTTGCGCTGCCTCACTTCTGGTCTTGGCATTCAATAACTCTCCCTTCTCGGCTTGGATGGCCGCTTGCGTTTCCTTCATCTTGTCAATCATCGGGCCAATCTCGCCACCGATCTTTCGCTGCGCCCCGGCGATGGTGGCTCTGAGATGAACCATCTCGGACGCCATCGTTGCGGACGCGCTCGCATTCTCATTCACAGCTTGGGACATCGTGTTGATTGCAGCCGTGTTTGCCTTGACCAATTCCATCAGGGCAGCGATCACTGTTTCATCACTCATTCATTCCTCCTCAGTACGCCGCGAAGTCGGGATCCAGATACGAACCGATCACGGTCCGAGCATACTCGGATGTCAGGTCGCGAATCTGTTTGAACCACACCACGTCATCTTCCCCAGTCGTGTCATCTACGTGGGCTATCCCGAGAACGATGTCGTTCGCTTCCGGTGGGTAGAGCCACATCGCAAGAGTCGCCGGATCGTTGCCTGCGAAGATGAACGCTTCGCTTTGGGTCCACCACTGTTGGTCGATGATTTGAAAGCGCAGGAAGGCAGCTGCCCTCGACTGGTCAAATGCATTGTTGATTCCCTGATCGTACGACCAGAAGGTTCCGTTGTAGGGGTAGCCTGCTGTCTGAGTCGTGTGGAGCAGATCGTGTCGACTCGGGTAGATGGGTGGCCGGTCGAAATACGCCTGAGTAAACGTCAGCGTGACCGGGTACATCTCGAACCAGGAGACGTAGATGTAATTCGCATACACCGTCGCCACCCACCGCCAATTCGCCGGACGAAAATAAATTCGGTAGTGGCCCTCTGGCCGCAAGCTCATCGCTCTCAATTTCGCCGCGTCTGAGATCGCGTTGCCCTCTTGGTCTTGTGCCTCATACCACTCTGGCCGGCGACCGTCGAACGGCGCGAACAGCGGGTTGTAATCAGCGACAATCCGGTATTCATCCCCGGTGTGACCTTCGTGGATCATCTCCACCGGTTGCTCCAGCGCACACGCGGCGTAGCGGCTGCCGCCACGCTCGTTCTGGAGTGGGCGCCGCAGCCAGATTGTGGGCGACGGCTGCTCTGACTGAATCTCCGTCATCGTCTTGCGATCACCGAGCCGCGCATCCTCCGTAGATGCGTTGGGGTCATACGCGGCGTCAGTGGGTATCTGAACCAGAGCCGCAGGAACCTCTGCGTAGTCCTCTTCCCCGAGATCATACCGGTGCAAACGGATCTTAGGGCCCCCATCCTCGCCCTCGTATCGTGGCGACCAGTCCACCCAACATCGACCTGGAAACGGCACCGGCCACGGCACCAGTGTTGCGTGCCTCGTCGCGGCGGTCAGTCGGTCATTGATGTCGCCTTGGATGTTCTCGGTGAACCTCCACTCCATGTCGATTCCGCGGAAGTAGCCCTCGTCCATTCCTGGCACAGTTCGATTGGGCAGAATATTGAGGATTGTCCCCGCGTCAAACAGCTCCGCTCTCATTGCGGACGCGGCCGTTCCTGCAGCGTCAAGACGGTCGTTGGGGACTGCCACTCACCGTCCGCTCTGCTGCGCTCAATCGTTCTTCCGAAACCGATCACCATCCAGTTCGTCGAGTCGGTCTGGGTCGCCAGATGAATCGCGTTGCCGTAAGTGTCCCAACCGACATTCGGCATCCCCACCTTTTGGCCCCACTCCAGCGAGATCAGCGGGTGCGTGATGACCATGCGAATCTGAAAATCCTCTTCACGATTCATGGCGAATTGACGGTTGGCGATGTCATCTGCAGGGCCAGAGCCGTCGCCGTAGGGATCGTCCGCAGGAAGATCGAATTCCACCACCTCGCCGTAGTCGTCTCCAGGGTAGATCGGATCGTTCGCAGCGATGGCGTCCACGACATCTTCCTTGTCAATCAGCCGGTGCCGTCTGAGTCCGTCTCCAGAAAACGTTTGCGTCTCGTGATTGGAGTTGGTCGACTCTTGGTCTCCATACACCGAGGTCGCGTAATATTCGTACCCGGCGCCATCCTCGACATCGGTATCCAAGAACGTGCCGTCGCCGCATTCCGTCTTCGCTTGGGTGTTGGGTGATTCCCCGATCCTCACGAACTCTGCTTCTGGAGGCTGAGGCTCGGGTTCTACGTCGTGAGGCTCATCATAGGTGGACGCCGTGGGCAGAGCCGAAGAGGGTGCCCCATCGTAATCCGTGACGGCTGTGTCCGTGATGATTCCGGGGCGCGTCGGTGCAGCGGGTGGCGTATTCCAAAGTCCATGCAGATTCGGATCGGGAGTGCGGTCTGCTTCACTCACGACCTTCCGATAAAAGTTGTACTTCTGTGGGGCAACCTTATAGGTCCCGCTTGATCGGAAGTATCCGTTGGAGATCGTCGTGCAACCCTTGATCGCGTGAAGCCGAATCCCACCGTCAACATTCGTCGCTTCCAATTCGGGCGGCTGCATCGGGACTGGAAGCCTATATGAGAACGATTCCTTGCGCGTGTACTTGGGTCCATCCCACTCAACACCAGCCGAGCGAAGTGCATCCTTTTTCAGAGTCCACGTTGTCCATTTATCGAATTCCTCTTCCACCATGTCTTGCTCGACGATGACGCCCTCGACCCACTTCGTCGTCTGCCCAGTCGCGGCATCCTCGACGGTCGAGTTTGAGAGGTTGGCCGAGCTCCACAGCTTGCCGGAACTTACGATCCTGTCACGGGTTACGCCGGGTGTCATTCCCTTCGAAGTCGCAGCAGCCTGTCCAGCAGAACTCGATGGAGCAGTAGGATCCTCGGGGAGATCGTAGACAACGTACGCATTGACGACTCTCGTGCGACCGAGATTGTCGCCGTCGTTCCACGGCGCAAACGCCCAGAAGTACTGGACCTCTTCCTCGACCAATCGCAGCTGCCGACCTAGCCCCGGCAGGAATGCCGACGAATAGGTTTTGTGTTCGTATCGGATGGGTGGTGCGCCGGGAACATCGTACTGCCAATATTCAACATCGCGCCGCATCACCGTGCCGAATTGATTCATCACGGTTTTCTCACGGTCAATCAGAATTTCCTCATCGGGTCGCGTCGGGTTTTTGTAGTGACCAGTGGTCACTGCAGTCGCTCCGACACCCTCGGTCCAGACTGCCTGATCGGGTCCGGGTTCTAGCGTTACCGTTGCGAATGTGTTTGCGTTTAGAGCCATCGTGTCTTCCTCATCAGAACCCTGCGAATGCGTCGGAGGTGTTGCGGCTGGATGTCCATACTTGAAATTGCATCGCTTGGAATATTCAGCACCGATCCAGAACCCATGATCGTCGCGGTCGCGTCCGCAATCATCATCGTATTTGTCGATCGGATGTAATACCGAACCGGCGCGTATGGGGCGGTCAGTTTTTCGACGGCCCCCCAATATGAAAGCGTGGGGTCAATCACGTAGGGAGTCATGTCGTAATCGGGAATTCTGATCTGCACCCGGACCCCCGCCGCATTCATCAATTTTCTCACTGCGCCGTGGAGAGTTCTGACGCCGCCCCAAACCCGACATGCGCCCACAGAGCGGTTGCTGCCATAATTCTCCAGAGCGATCCCTACATCCTGCTCGACGTTGCGTCTCGAAGGCACGAGAATGATCGTCTCACGGGGCGCACGCCTCTTCGCCAGGTAGACATATTCGTAGCCCTCCGCGACGATCTGAGGCACCACTCCGGGGTTCACGCGAACCATGCGTGTTTTGTCGTTCGGAATCACGCCATTACGGATCGTGATCTCAGACCTCGGATTCGTGCTGTCGTACGACTCGAAGATGTCCCATCTGTTTGAGTCATCGAACTCATGCCAGCCTGAAAACGTCAACGAGAATTTTCGGTTGATGGAGTCAAGCTGTTCGATCTTGCAGCGCAGCACCCACGGCGTCACGTCGCGTTTATCCATGTAGACGGTCAGCGAATACTTCACTTCAACTCCTCGTGAACCCGAGGGCCGTCAGTTCGTCCCACGTCGCATCCGAAATGATATTGACCTCGATCATGCCGGTTCGGTTCACACCGTACACGAGCAGCGATGCGGGATGGTCGTTCAGGAATCGCAGCGCGACGAGCGCGGAGACCGGGTGATCGTTGATCGTCCAGATGCCGACCGAGTACGACATCGGCTGCGCGTCGAGCTTCCATCCTTGGATGATTGCCGACAGTGGGTGGGTGTCCCGCTTCCAGGCGTTCGCCGTCACCGACAGCTTGTGATCGTCGATGATCGGAATGGCAAGGACGAAGGAAATCGGCTGGTTGTCAATCTGAGCGTGGCCGACAAGATATTTGACGTCTGCGTGAATGGCAGAGCCTTTGTCAACGATATTCCACTCGTAGGTTTTCCCGAACGGTTCCCACTTTGAATATACGGTGTAGTTGAATTCGTTGTTGCCAGACGCCCTCGGTATAGGCGGCACGCTCCAATAGAATTCTTTCCCATCGACTGCCCGATCCAAATCCTCGACCGTGATGAATGATCCAGTCAGAACGGTGTGCCCGTAATAGTCGACCACGATGTCGAATGGGTAGAGGTGAGACAGCAGCCGTTCGTACTTCGTTTCGAGATAGAGGTCGTCCCAGGTGGCCGACTCCTTCGTCGGCACTCCTCCGCTAACATCGCCGACCCACCCCTGCCCCCAGTGTTCGAGGTTGCCGAGCGCGGTGGTGTGGTCATCCCCATCCCTGGTCAGGCTCAGCTGGTCGACTCGGCACGGCTCGAAATACAAACGGATGTTCGACAAGAGCGGAGTCTCGTAGGTGTCGGTGGTCGCCAGTGACGCTCGAATTTCCAGCGTGGTCTTCGACGTCCCTGCCTCGATCTTCTCGCCGTAGTCGATACCTGGGAACTCACCGTCGTTAGTGACGGTAAGCCACGACCCTCCAGCCCATCGAATCTCCATCGTCAACGAGGTGCCGGTCGGAAGGTCTTCATCCCAGGTCAACGACCCAAACGAGTACGCCTTCACCGGGGTCACGTCCACGACTTCACTGACCCAGGTTCCGCTCGTCTCGCGCTCCGGTGGGATTGCCTCTATCGTGACAGGCCCGGCAGTGATCTGGTCATTCGAGAAGCTGTTCGTAAAACTTACCCCAGCCGCACCGTTGTCAGTGTGAACCGAGTTCAATGTCCCGCCTGACCATGATGTCGGTTCCGTTGCGCCGACGAGCCAGAGCTTGTACCAGTGGTGGTGATCCTCGGTGATCTTGTACGCCATGTTGAACCACTTGTTTTCGTAGTTCGCTGCGCCGAAAAACTGAGTGATCAGAGCCGTTGTTCCGTCGCCAGTGATCCGGGTTAGGATCATATCGTGCTGAGTGAATCTGTATTCGATCCGGTAGCCGCGACACGCAGTCCCCGCCCCAGTTACCCGGGCGATCAATCCTGCCGAACTGTTGAAGCTGGTGCCGTAGAACGACCCACGGATTTCGATGCCTGCAGAAAGCGGCCCACCGTCATAAGTCCAGAAACCAGTTTTGTACGTTGCGTTGTACCGAACCTTCCCATCTTCCGCAGATGATGAGATCGTCGCGGCAGCACTCGTGCGCTTCGTCCAGTTCCCGGTGTCAGCCGTCTCGTCCCACAATTCGATGCCTTGGATGGCTGCAAGTTCGATCTTGGCGTCGTTTGCCCTCGCGTTGATGAAAGTACCAACGTCATAATTGACGTTCGTCGTCCATCGCTGCGAGAGCATTTCCGAGTAGACGGCTTCAAAATTCAGCGTGATCGGTTCGGCCCTCCGCACCAGGTCGGTGATTGGAGGAGACCACGACTTCAGTTGGATGATCTTGACGCTTGAATTGATGACTGGCGATGCCGCGACGGATCCAGCCAACCCACCGATCAGAACCTCGGTGAACTGCTGCCCGCTGATCTGGGAACGCGGAGCGCGACCGCCAGCCCGAGCGACCTGGGGAGTGGTGACGCTCACGTCCCGCCCCTACAGGAGTCTCGCGTTCAACCTGAGTCGCTTTAGTTGCTCCGCAGTCGTCGGCGTCGTTACCGCTCTCATCCAGAATGCAGCCTCGCCAACCCCGACCACTGTGACGAAATCTCCGTCGATGTAGTCCTGGGTCATCGCACTCGTAAAGTCGATGTAACCGCTGCCGACTGTCTGCACCTCTAACGTCTCACCAGTCGATGGTGACAAGGGTGTCTGAACGAACACATCTTGGCTCGCTGAGAACCCTGCGGTGTCGTCGATGTAGAGACGCGCCGGGTTCGACTCACTGACGCCGCTGGCAGCATTGACCGTAGTGAAGATCGCAGCGTCCACGTCTCTGATTGGTAGGCTCGTCCCAATGATGGATCCACCACCGTAGACGTTACTGTTTGCGGTGAGTGATTTCAGCGTGATGCCCCACGTCTCGATGTCCGCATCCCAGTAGTCGTCGAGAACGTGACCAGTGGTCGCAGCAAAGCTGATGATCAGCCCGTCGACAAGCTCGGTCCCTGCCAGAGTGCATGGGACTGCAGTGGCTTCCCACGTCGAGCCGCCGTCGATGCTCCAGGTAAATGTGTTGGGTGATCCGGTGCCGTCAATCTTCACGCGCAGGGTGTTGGTCCAGATTCCGTTGTAGTTGCCGCTGATCGTGATGTCATCGTTCCCAGTACCAGAGAACGAAGTGGAACCAATAGACGCCTCCTGCACCGAGTCGATTTGGCCCTCGTTGATGGATGCGAGGTTGTGGACAAACGCTCGATTGTCGACAGGCCAGTCAACCGGATTGATCCTCCGCGTCGGGAAGAACTTGGTCGTCGCGTCCACGGTGATCGAACCCTTTGTGAGTTCTCGGTGACCTTGGATGGGTCGCCACCCGGTCGCGTCTGCCGATCCCGCATTGTCTCTTGTGATCTCGACCTGATCGTTCGAGTCTGCCGGCCACGCCGTGTCGGTAGTGTTGCCGGTGCATGCGATCTCGTATTCGTCGCCTGTCGCGGTGCCCGTCTGCCAGGCGGCTGCTGGAATCGACAAGCCACCTTCCGGCGCGGTGAAGTTGGTGCTAACGGTTCCGCGCCACGTCGCATCGGCATTGATCGCCGGGTGATATGAGACAGCATTGTCTCGGTAGGTTTCCGCGACGATCTCGTACTCCGTATTGGAGTAAAACACGACGGTGTATTTCTGGCTCGTAGCGGGTTCGCTCAGTACGACATAATCGAGGGTCGAGGTTCCGACGCGAGTGATCGGCGTCGAGTACTCCGGGTGGTCGTCAAACAACTCGACCTGCTGCTGGCTTCCAGAATAATTTTTCAGGTGTCCCTTCACCGCCGTGCTCGTCTCGTTCGGACCCACCGCACCGAGGTAATACTCTTCGCCTGGAACGTCTCCGATCACCGATGCCAGATCAAGATCCCCAGCCCCGTCGTCCTTGTAGAACTCGACCGGATAAAGGTAGACGAACGAGTAGTACTGACGCTTGGCTGAGGTGTCGCTGTGATCATAGAAAATGATGTCGCCGGGAGGCAGCGACCCAGGTGAATAGTTCACTCCCAAGCACATCCTGATCTCGTCATTGTCACGCAGCGCACGCGCCACGATGTCTGTGCAGAGCAAATACATTTTATCGTCGAGACCGCTGGTGTGCGAATACGCCGAAATGTGAACTGCATCCAACGAGACGTCGTAGCCTCTGACGAGGTGCTTCTTGTCGCCGTACCACGGCTCTGATGCGCTGTCGTCTTGGAACCAAGAGGTGTAATCGGCGGTATCCCAATCGTGAAGGAATCGACGGCAGTACCATTGACCCGCCGTCGTTCCGTCAATGGAGACTCCGGTGAGGACCAACTGCGCCTGAATCAACACGGGCACCTGGCCGAGCTTCTGCCTGAACGCAGCGATGGGACAGCGGTGGATGACCTCGACGTTGAACTGTCCGCTGTTGTGACCCATGGTGATGTAGTCTGTGCCACTAGTCGGATTGAATTCCTGATCGTAGGTCTGTCCCCACGGTCCACGCGATGCAATCTGAGTGAGGGATTCCCACACCTGTTCCGGCCACTCAAGGTCGCCCTGGCCCCATTCCCAAAATCGCATCGTGACCTCCTATACCGTCAAGCCGCGTGCGCGGAGATTGACGAGCCTCATATCGCCGGGGTCCGCAGAGTCCGGCACGTTTACTCGGATCCAGAAAAACGCATGGCCGCCAGCAGTGATGGTGCCTGTCGTCTCACCGAGTTCGGTAAGCGTCAGCGGTCCCGACTGCCACGTCCCCGGAGCACCGCTAGAGTCGGGTGCGAATTCAATCCAGTCGTCCCCATCTCGTGCGTGGATCGTGAAGGTCTTCGACGTTGGATCACCGTTGTTCAAAAGCGCGATGCCGAGTCCCGGCAGGTAATCGCCTCCATCGATATAACCCGTGACGCCGTATTGGTAAAGCGTCTCGTTGAGTTCTGCATCCTCGATGGCCTTGTTCGCCCCGCCCCCATCCTTGTTGACGTACACGTCCACGGTGTCCGTCGCGCCGCTTTGGTAGTCCGCGAACGTCAGCACGTAATCGCCGGGGATGAGGATGCCGTGACGCGCCGGGTCGGTGTGGTTTTTCAAGGTCTTGATGTAGTCGGCCACGCTCACCCCGGAGACGTAGAACCCGGGCAGCGCATACACCTCAGTCTCGGTAGAATCTTCGTCGCCAACATTCCTCGCAGCGATCCGTCGCTGTGTCGATACCTCGCCAGATTCTATGGTCCCTACATTGAGTCGCTTGGAGGTGGTGCCACCGGTATCCATCAGGGCCCCGATTGACAGCTTCGCAATCCAGCCGTTCGCCAGTGAAGCTGAGAAGACAATCGCGACTCCGGGGATCACGTCCTTGTTCGCCGTCGCGCCATCAGCGACGACCGACTTCCCCGACTGGACGAGTTCGTTCTTCGGATCCTCTGCGGTGATATCCACGGCCGAACCCGAGGTGGCCGAGATCGTGTACGAACCCGCAATTGCTTCCCCGTTATCAAGCCACGTCGCGGAAACAATTGGTGCACTCGTCGTGTTCTCATAGCGGAGCAGCAACGACGCATCTGGATCTGTCGGGTCGCTTGCGTCTCTGAACTGAATCTCTGAACTCATCGTTGCCTCCCTACATTCGCAACATCATCAGATCGACTCGGTATTGAATGAACGCCGCGTCGACCGCCGACCCGTCCGGTTTCCCCGTCGCGTATTCGTCATTGAACGGCATGAACTTCTGCTCGGCCCGTGGACCAAACATACACTGGATCGTCGTGGCTGACCCCGGCGTCAACTTCACCGTGACCGGACCCGAGCCAGCCATCAGCGTTGTGAGTGTCGCGACATCGGATCCGGCCACCAGCCGCAAGCGGAATCGAAGGAACGACTGTGTCTGTGTTCTGACGAACTGGGTCACGACGGGTGCGCCGGTCAACGAGATTTCATACGCGGCGTCTGCCGCATCTTCGGCATGGCGTTCGAGGATGATTGGGGCCGACTCGAAGACCAGCTTCGTCGCGCCACGCTCGATTCCAGTTTGATTGATTGTGAAAGCCATGCGTCACCCCGTCGTGTTCGGGACGCGACCTTCCATCGCGTCCTGTACCGCTTGGTTCCAGCCTTCAAGATTCGGCTGCACCGGGATGTAGATTACGTCCGATTCGAGACGCTTCACAAATTCGTCAATGGCGACCTTCCCGCTTGCGATCCCCTCTGTGATCCCGTTCTTGAATCCCCCGGACAGAGCCGCCTTCGTCGACTCCCCGGTGGACCACATAATCCCGTCGATTACCTTGCCCGTGTTCGTGAAGTCGTTTCTGAAATTGACGGACTGGTCGATAAGGTTTTTCATCCCCGGTGCCAGCTTGTCTCCGAGGGCTGAGGCGGCATCTTTGAACGGCTGCGGAAACGCGACTTTGTTCTCGGCTGCAAGCTTCGCCATCTGAAGCATCGGCTCGTTGAACTTCTCGGCAAGCTGCGTCGTGTCCACGGTATCTTTCAACGCCAGGAAATCAGCGGCAATGTCGTTCATCTGAGCCGCGATGTCGTCCTTGGACAGAACGTCGTATTTCTCCTTCAGAGCATCGAGGTGTGCCGCCTCTGCAGCAGTCTCTTCCTCAATCGCCGTAGTGATTGCCTGAGCGTTCCTCTCCTGCGCCGCAGCCTCTGCGTCTGAGGCTGCCAAGGACTCGCGCATGGTCGCGCTTAGAGCCGATTTTTCTCGGGCTAGGGCGGTGACCTTTTCCGTGACGTCATTCAAGCGCGATGCGTTCTCCCGAGTGAAGTCCGATTGCAGCTGCCACTCTTTTCCTTCGAGACCGAGTTGCTTGATCATCTTCCGCGTGACATCGAGTTGCGCTTCGTACGCATCCTGGCTTTCGGCCAGACCCTCGTGAAGATCATTTTGCTTCTGTGCGACCAGCCCCAACGCTTCGTTTAGACCGAGGAGTTCATTGACGTAGGGTCGGATGTAGGTTCCGACCACGACTCCGATGCCAGCACCTACTACGATTGCACCAGCCGCCATCGCTACGAAAGCAATCCCCGCTGCTGTTGCTGCAGATCCAGCTGCGATCAATGACGCCTCCGCTGCAGTCAGAGCCGTGGCAGCCCCTACCGCTGCCGTCCCTGTTGCCGTCACCGCAGTCGTAACCGCTCCGAATCCGAGAAGACCTCCGATCGCCCCAACCACTGAACCGACGATTCCGAAAATGGCTGCCAATCCATTCGCCAACGATCCAAGAATGATGACCAGCGGGCCGAGGGTGATCAGTAACCCCGCCGCCTTCAGAATGAAGTCCTTCATTCCCGGCGACATGTCCTTCCACGCCGTCATCCACTCTTGCATTTTCGCCGTGAGTTTTTCGACCCACGGTACGAGCTTCGGCAGCACGTCGTCTCCGATCTTGATGAGGAGATTCTGGAGCGCGACGAGTGCCTGATGGAATTTGAATCCAGCCTGTTCTTCGGCAGCTGCAAACGCGACAGCCAAATCATCGGTCGTGGTCTTCGCCATGCGAGCGAAAATTGCTGTCGTCGCCTCTGCGGAATCACCCATCATGGCAAGCACACCGGAGAGCGCACGGATGTTCGGAAAGATTTTCGTCATGGCTACTTCGTCTTCGCCAACGGCATCCTTGATCTGCTGCAGACCTGCAATCAGTCCATCTTCCTGAATCGTCTTGCGAAGTCGCTCAAAACTCAGACCCATTTCAAGTGCAGCCTTTTCTTGAGCGGGTGTCACCTTTGTCAACTGAACCATCGTTGCCCGGAGTGAGGTCGCGGCAGTCGCGGCATCGAAACCGATCCTTGTCATTGCAGCCAGAGCCGCCCCAACTTGATCGAAGCTGACGCCGAGGGTATTTGCTACCGGGAGGATGCGACCGAGAACGGGAGCAAGTGAGGCGGCTTCGGCTTTACCCTCGCGGACCGTGGCGACCAGAACTGCTGTCGCCTGCTCTGCTGAAATATTCGATGTTGCGTAGGCATTCATCGCGGACGTCACCGCATCGGCAACGACAGCTGTGTCACCCAATCCAGCAGCTGCGCCTTGGGCTGCCGCCTCCACGGTCTTCATTACTTCAGCCCCACGGATACCAGCGGACGTGACGAAGAACAAAGCCTCGCCCAATTCCTTCGACGACTTCCCTACCGAGGGCCCGAGTTGTAGGATCTCATCACGCCACGCTGCGACCTCCTGCCGAGACAGACCGACAAGACCCACGACGCGGGAAAGCGTCATATCGAAATCCGAAGCGAACTTGACCGCTGCCACCCCTGCAGCCAAGAGCGGCAACGAGATTGACATGGAAATCTGGCGACCGATCGCCGTCATCGTCGCGCCCATCTTTTTCAGCTTTGCCTGAGCAGTTGCCATCGCCCCAGTGAACTGAGTCGTATCGCCCCTGAGTTTTACGAGCAGGTCACCTACGATGGTTGACATCAGGCTTTCCTCCAAGCGCATTCAGACCTGCGCTGATGTGGCCGAATACAGCTGCCGGATCTCGGACCACCTTCCGCTTTCGTGGCGTCGTGAGACCTGTCACCGTCCACTCTTCCAATGAGTATGACTTCCGACGTTTTTTCGGATCTCGATGTGCTTCTGCGAAAACCCACGGCGTCACCGCTGCCATCACCTCGACCCACTTCGCATCGTTTCGATGTCGGCGCATCAGAAGTTCGAATTCGTATGGCGTCAGATTCCAAAACAGTTCCTCACTCAGCCGGAGGTCGTAGATTCCGACTGACCAGATATCCCCCCACGTTGGGGGTCTGGAGGGTCCGACGCATTCGCGCCGTCCTCCGTGACAGACAATTCAGGCAGGGCCACTTGGATTGCAGCACCGATGTCTTCCATCGACTTCGCGATGCCATAGTCCTCGATGAGATCACCCACCTGTTCCAAGGTCAGCGCAGGATCTTCATGAACCAAACCAGCCCACATGATTGCCCGTATCGCTCGCAGCGACGTGAGGTCGAGTTGACCGGACAGCATCGACTTCCCGGTCACCTCCTCCACCAGCACGAATGCGTTGAACGACAACAGGATCGTTCGTGGCCGATCCAGCACAATCGGAACTTTGACTCTCGGGATGCTCACTCGTTTCTCCTTTCTTGGTTACGACCCTTTGGTGAACACTGGCTGCCCATTTATTTGCAGGGTGATGGATGCCATGAGGATTCCGTCAACCGGCACGTCTTGGTCAAACCCAACGACGTAGCAATCCATCTTCCAGTCGGATGCCGTGCCAGCACCGGCATCGTTGTAGACGAGTTGGAACCCGGTGGTGTGCTGCAGACCGATGAGGGCCAGCAGTCCCGTCGAGTCGTCGTGGGTTTGGTTCTTCGGAATGAGGTTGATGTCAAAGGTCATCTCGCCTGCGGATACAAGACCAGCGACCTTTTTCATCCAGGTGATGTCTTGGCTCGGGGCGTCGTGCGTGGCTTGCTGGAACGATGGTCCAGAAGCATCTACGACTTCGGCAACGGTCGTGAACACCGCGCTGACCGTAGCTTCCCAATAATCATTGAGGGTGTGGCCGGTGATGGCTGCGAATTCGATGACCAATCCGAACGGCAGATTGTAGGACGTCCCGGCCCCAGGAATGGGGATGCCTTCCTCTTCCCAAGACACGCCACCGTCGAGTGACCAGCGGAATGTGTCGTTGGTGTCGGCTAGGTCGATCTCAACTCGGATTACTCGCGTCGGTCCACCTTGGTACGCAGCGAGCGCGTCCCACGATAGATCGTCGAGACCTACCCCCGTTTGCGACCACGCGCCGAGCGTCCCGGCGTTGTCGCCCATTTTCAGCAGAGTTCCATGAGACGAAAGTGGTTGGGTCATGGCTTAGGATCCTTTCGTGAAGGTCGGCTGTCCGTTGATCTGGAGCGTGATGGAAGCCATCAGGATTCCATCCACTGGAACGTCCTGATCGAAGCCAACCATATAGGCGTCAAACGTCCAATACGATGCCGTGCCAGCACCAGCGTCGTTGTACAGAAGTTTGAACCCATTGACGACCTGCGCTCCAAGGATGGAGAGCAGCCCCGTGGACGCATCGTGCGTCGAATTCTTCGGGATGAAATTGATATCGAACGTGACCTCTCCTGCGGAGACCAGTCCGGCTACCTTTTTCATCCAGGTGATGTCTTGCGATGGCGCGTCATGGGTTGCCTGTTGGAACGAAGGACCAGAAGCGTCGACCACTTCCGCAATCGTCGTGTAGGGTCCACCGCCGCCACTCGCTCCCATCTGGAGCAGGGTGCCGTGTGAGGACAGGGGCTGTGTCATGTCATACCTCCTCGGCGGGGATCACCCGCACAATCTTGGATCCATCTTCATCGATGAGTCCGGTGTCTACGATTCGCTCCTCGGGTTTCTGAGTGCAATGCTCTTTTTCGAAATGCTGAATGGCGTCTGCCCGATCCAATGTCGCCATCGCACAGAAGCGGCATTCGTGATTCGGCAGCCCTTTCCAGGTGCTGATTGAATACGCGACTCCGAGATATGGGTCCAGAGACGCCGTGCGGCTCACGCCTTCCCCCTCAGGATCTCGGGTAGCCTCCATCGCGGGTGATTCCACGTCTGGAGTCTCCGCGCGCTTAGAGGGCCGATTCTGCGTGTTTTTCTTCCGGGCCATATTCATCCCCCTCACACCGCTTTCGTCACAGCAAGGTTGGTTCCGAACAGATACCGGCGATTCGAGTCCATCTCCACAAGGAACGGAGACTGCAAGGCAGCGATCCTGATGTACGCGACTCCATTGATCGTCTCGTTTACTCGACCGTCCAAGAGGTCCCACATCGACTGAATAAGGCTGCGCCCTGCCGAATACGATTCGGAACGGCAGAGGAGTTGGATCCGGGGACGCTCGCCCGACTGCGCACCGGAACGAGCCGCCCCCTCGGATTGATTCCTTAGAGGTTGTTCACCCCCGTATTCCAACAGGGCGCAGCACACCGCTGGCGATTCAGGAAGGTGGCCGAGAAAAAGATCGGTTCCGACTGTGGCGAGACCGTTCGTCTCGATGAGAACGCCGAGGTCTTCCAGAACAGACATCTAGCCCCTCCGTCGCGTTTTCGCTGCCGGTTTTATCAGCGCATCATTGATGTCTTTCCCGAGACGTTTCCCCATGTCGGGGATGGCCAAAAGCATAGGACGCTCTAGGTATTTCCGCTGACCAATCGAGTGCTTGTAGTGGGCTTCGTGTTGGACGAGAGCGTACGCACTCGCAGGACCTCCGTATCCGAGATAGACGACCGGCCCTGGCTTCGGCAGCTGTACGTGTCCAGACCCCTTCAGAATTCCGGTATCGACTGGAACGTAATCGCGCTTGGACACGGCCATGATGCGTTCGCCCTCTCGGTAGAGCGCACGACCCAAAGCCCAGTCTGCTCGCTTGCCGAGCTTGCGGAGGTTCTCGATCAACTCCGGGGTGCCAACGACGTAGACTGCCATCAGACGATTACCACCTGATGATGGAGCGATGGGTCTGCCGTCTCATCGGGATATGCGACCACGGTGATAATCGGCGGCGTCGACCCATCTGGCAGCGTGATCCTGTCGCGGATATCCCATACCGGATCTGGACCGAGATACACGCTCGCCTGCGCTAACGTCTCACGAACTGCACTCGTGATCTCAGATGAACCCGTCGCAATCACGTGCGCCTTGTAGACGACCCGAGCTGGCAGGGATTCACTCCCCGAGTATGAAGGCTCACCGAAGTCGTTGCGGCCTACGAAAGCCTCCCGCGTCACGACGTCGTTCATGAACTCTTCGAATTCTGTTTCCCACGACATCAGCGAATCCTCCGTGACAGCAGCGCACGTGCGCCAGCAGGGAGTCGGAAATCATCGTGTTCAGCTTGGACAGCAGTCGGCGATTTGTAGGTGATCGAGAGGTCCCCAACCGATTTCGATTTCACGGCGTCGTCGCGCTTCCCGCCTCGATACCAATCGACGACTGTTTCGATACACGCCTGTTCGATGTGTGCTGGAAGATTCGCGTCGGGTTCTCCTGGCAACAGATAGCCGCCCTCGTAGGTCACGGTGAACATCGGTCGCTCGGTCCCTGGCAGCGAATACGGCGAGGCATTCCATCCCGCCCATGCCGCAGAACTCCAGCCGACTGCCCGGTACAGAAATCCAGAATCTGGATCCTCAACCTCGTAGTCGGTGACGGCCGTCCCGTCACACAACACTGAGGTGACGCTGACGATTGGTGTATTGGTCAGAAGCAATCTTGGATAGCCGGAGCCGACTACCGTTTCAACATAGGTCTGTTTGGCATAGACGTGACCAACGTAGACGGAGATGGCAGAGGTGGCCGCTGCGATCAGGCGATCCAGTTCCGCGTCGAATTTTCTCGATGCAACTCCGAGCGTTGCCTTCACCGCTGACACGGTTGTGAGGTTCGTAGACTCCGCTGCGACGCTGACCGTGACGGCCATGTTCTATCCCTTCCTCACCGTGCTGTTCGCCAGCACCGGTTTTGTCTTGATCTTCGGTCGTACTCGAACGGCTCGGCCATCGCGTTCCAACTGCATCGCGGTTCGCTGATCGAAATCAACCTCCTGCCCTGGGAGGAATCCAGCCCACGCCCTGAGGAACTCCATCGTGATCAACTTCCCGTCATGTTTCGGTGCCATCATCCAACTCCTGAAAATGGGGGGGCGGGGCAGCCAGCACCCCGCCCCCCAGATGTGCTCTCAATGCCCACGTTACCTGTCTTTCACTTTGCGTTTGGTGGGCGGCTTCCGCTCCACCTTGGGAGTCGGTTTATCGACTGGCAGCACCTTGCCTTCGATGTCGAGTCCGGGTGGCGGTTCTACGAATTCCGCTTTCCCAGCGTCCACCAACTTCAGCGCATATGCCGGATTGAATCCAGCACACTCGCCAGCGAGATATGGAGCATTGCTGGAGCGGAAACGAACAAGGATCAACTCAGAGGTTTTCATTGCTCCTCCATCCCTCCTCAGCCGTCAGCGACTGGAGACGAATCACAGATCGCAGCAAAGCCGAAGCCAAGCTGGAAAGTGTCGGTGCCGGTGGCGTTGAGGTCGGGAGTGACCTTGACCCGCCAATACCGTTTGACCCCGTTCAGATTGATCGACTGCTTCACAGTGAACAATTCGGTGGTACCTCCTGTTTGCCCGGTGCCCACCGCAGCGAAATCGACCTCGGTGTTGAAGTCAGCTTTGTCGGATAGGTTCGCGGCATCACCATGCTCGATACCGACATCGTTGATGGAGATCGTTTTGGTGTCGGCCAGTACTGCCGATCCAGCAACGAAAAGGAAACCGGACATCGGGCCGTCTTGCGCCTGCATGTCCACGATGGCACCCACGGCTTCGGTGTTGTCGCCAGTACCAGCGGCAACGCCTCGGGCACCTCCACCGCTCAACAGTTTGAACGGTGCGCCAGCGTCTTTGTCATTGATGATCATTTGCTATTCCCTTCCGATCCCTTACGGGATCCACTTGACGGCGGTGATGACGACGATGGAGGCGTCGTGCCGCACCCCGAGGTCGTGGTGAGCGATGACGCGCATCAGCGTCAGGTCTTTTGAGTAGGCCGACTGGAGAGCGGAGCCATCCCAGTAGGACGCCTCGGTCGATGTGTCGACCATGAGTTGCCCAGCTTCACCGAGGATCATGTCGGCATAATCGACGAGGTAGATTTCAGACTCGGTGCCGCCGCCGAGATTGATCGGGATGTTGGTGGTGTCGAGATACGGGAAGCCCCAGAACATTCCCCGGTCCATCTCATCCTTGAACGCAAAGTTGCCGTTGGTGTCGCGGATCTGTTTCAACCACATCGTGGTGCGCGGATTCCACAGCCAGCCAACTTTCAGCATCCGGCAATGTGCATTCCGCAAACGGAGCAGAGCATCAGCCACATCAGAGGTCACGTTGGCGAGATTGACGGTGGCATTCGCATCGAAGGTGTTTGCGCTCGGAACGTAGTGCAGCATCCCCTTGGGAGTGTGCTCGGTTCCGTCACCACGCATGAACGCGAGGTCTTCGCGGGTTGCCAGCGCAGCCACGGTGTCGTTGCGAATCATCGAGTCCGCACCGTAACTCTCGTACCGCAGGAAGTCGTTGCTGATCGGGATCATCGCTGCCAACTTTTTCCAGGTCAAGTTGATCATGCCGGTGGTCTGCTCAGTGATCGCGATGTTCTGCGTCTCACCGATGTACGACGCGGTCGCGCCGCCAGTGATCTTCGGAATCTGCAGCGAGCCAGTCGGCATCGGAACGATGGTCGGTCCCATCGCACGGAACACCGCCCGTTCCTGCAGCAGTTCGATCACTTCAGACGAGATGCCGGTCGGGGCAAACACGCCACCCGCCGAGTCATCAGACGCCTGGAGGATCTTGGTGATCTCGTTGTCTGCACCCCAGAGTTTGTTGGCGTATTTCGCCGCACGCTCTGGGTCGCCCTTGCCGCTTGCCATCGCACGGAGGAAACGGGCGAACCCGAGTCCCTTTTCGTTGCGCTCCGGCTGCGGTGCCGGTGCGCGGAGTTGTGACATGGCTTTCACCATGTCATCGAACCCGACCGACTGGGGTGCGGGTTCACGAGATGCCATCACCTCGGTGGCGATTTCCTTCGCCAGAGCCGCGATGCTTTCCTTGGTCAGTTTCATTTTGGTTTTCCTTTCAGCCCGGCAACGCGCCGGTCGTGGCGGTGATCGCCTCGTTGACCGCACCTGTGATGAGTGCTTTGAGATCGTCCGCAGATAGGTCCAACTCCTCATCAGAGTCGTCGGGTTCCTTTTCCTTTTCGGGAACGACCAACTTCGCCTCGATCTCCGCGCCCACCTTGGCGGCGATTGTCTCGGGCAGCTTGGCGACGTTGTCGTTCAACTCGCGGATGACCTCGGTGAGTGCCTTCATTGCCTCTTCCATAAGTCTCTCCTCGTTGTCGTTGGTTGGTATTGTGTTAGACACGGTGATGGGATCAACAATCGTATCCCCATCCTTGTCGAAGATGGCATCCGAGGAGGTGAACGTCGATCCATCCTCACCCGTCCAAGTGCTGGTGCTACTCAGGCTCACAGCGACATTGGAGAGTTCCGAGTGAATCTCGGTCACGAGACTCTTCGGCAGCCACAGAGCGATCTTGTCCCCATCGGGATCACGATCGAGAATTTTTTCGGCCCACTCTTTCATCGGGGCGAGGTCGATACCTTGCGCTGACGCAGCCATCAGTGCTTCCGGGTTTGAAGGCACCGGAACAACGGAGTGCTCCATGAGTTCTTGCTCTGCAAAGTCGTACCCGCCGTGCTCATCGTTGTAGACGTATTTCCGCGGACGGAAGCCCACCGATGTCGCGTTGAGGAATCCGCCCTTGATCATCTGGTACACCATGTGGCCGAACGGATTGATTTCCTGCGGCGTGAACCGATCACGCGACAGAAGTTTTTTCCCCTTCACCCACACCTTGACCGACTTCCCAATGGGCGGCTTGCTGTAGTCGTGTGCCCACAGAACGACAGGGTTCCTCTGGTAGTGATCGAGATCCCAACCGCTCTGATCAATCACGTCGTTATCCCGATCCAAAGCAGGGGTCGAGATCACGAAGTCGATGTCCATGAGTCCGGTCACTGGATCCACGTCCTTGTGCTCAATTTCAAACGATCCGAATTTGCGAATCGCGGGGAGTGACCCATCCACCAGCGGCTTGCCACCAGTGGCTTTGAACCACGAGTCGAATTGTTCGCGGGTCAGGAAGTGTGCCATCGTTCGTCTCCAATCAACCTGGATTCAGAATCTCTGTGCATTGACAGCGGACGTGGATTTCATTCGGTGTCATCACCGGCCCCACTTGAGTTTGCCACGGTTCTCCAATTCTCGTTAGTGCGCCGTTCATTGGAGCGCAGAGCGGACAGACTTTATCGCTCCCCGTCGTCAGCCATTCACGGGTAGCCTTTTTCGGATCAATGTAGCCCTCCTGTGCGGCTTGATCCCACAGCATCTCTTGTCCCTGATTGCTCGCGGTTGCGAGCTCGTTTTGCGCGATGTTGTTTGCACGCCATTTGATCTTCGCTTCGGTCCAGTCCGCGATGAACGCATCCACCTCGGATTGCGTAGCACCCGCGTCGAGCATATCTGCAATCAGCTTCGCTCGCTGCCGCTCCATGTCGGCTGTAAGACCGATGGAGTCGCGGATTCGTTTGGCGGCTTCGGCAGGGGTCAGCCCAAGCTCGTACGCCTCAGCCAGCGCAGCACGAATTGCTTCCATCGTTTCCGGGGTGATATTCGTCACCATCGCCCCGCCATAGGTCTCCAAGAACTCGACTGCATTCGGATTGATAAGTGAGAATGCAATCGTCTCACCGAGGAAGGTCGACAGCTCGGCGGCGGCAGCTTCACCCGCCGACACCAACGCCTCTTTCAGAATCTGTCGTGACCCTTCGAGTGAGTCGGCAATGTCCGCTTCGCTGATCAGAGCCAGCACCCGATTGACGTTCCCCGAATCGAAGGCAGCTGCTAACTCTGTGAGGTCGACCTCGTTCCGCAGAGCCATGAACGCTCGGATGATTTCCTTCCGCATCTCCTCGGTGTAATTCATCGCCGCCGTGACCGCCTGATCCCCGCCCACACCCTTTCCCAAAATCGGCTCCGTAGAGCGCGGTAATGCCCCGTGGCTGTGGATGCCCTCTGTGCAGCCGCACGAAGGCTCAGACCCGTCGCCAGACGCCAGGAATGGGGTTCTTTGTTGATACCTCACGCCTGCCGCCAGCGGATCCACAGTCGGCTCCAGCGACGACACGACCTTGACGTTGAACGGCAGCAGATACACCTCATCCTTTTCGTCCCACGGCTTGCCAGCCTGCTGCTTCCATTCCGCAATGGTGAACGCTGCCGGGTTTGCCTTCATCACTTCGAGTTGGTAGGCAGCATCCTCTTCCACTGGTGACTCGTATCCGAGGATCAATCGGTCGTCGTAGATGGGCAGCAAGTTGTATTGCAGAAAGGTCCGCTGCAATTCGAGTCGGGGAGTCAGAACGTATTTCGCCATGAGGTAGTCGGCAGCCTCGATGGTGGCGCGGTTTGAATTCTCGATGATGCCCAGGATCTCAGGAGGCATCCCGATCCCGTGGAGGATGATGTCGCGCTCCCACGCACGGAGCGGACGCATTTCCATGTCGCTGAATTTCGACGACAGAATCTGCACATCGACCTTCTTGGAAAGGAACATCGGCTTGTGTGCTCGCATGAACGACCCGACCTGCTGCATCCATGACGTTTCCATTCGAGCGGTATCTGAAGGGTCGAGGTCATTCGACGTGATGAGAAGGTCAGGGCGCGCCGAATTTAGGAACCAGTTCTTCGTGTACTGTGCAGCGTATTCGTCCGTGTCGATCTCATCACCGAATGCGCGGAGGTGAGCAGAGCCACGACCATATGGATTGACAGGGTCAGGCGTCACGAACCGAAACACCGCTGGCACCGGAAGTTTGCCCTGCCAGTTCGGAGTCGATATCTGCCAGTAGGGTTCCTCCTGTGAGGGCATCCCTCGCACCCATGTTGCGGGAATCAACCAGAATCGCTCTGGAACCGCTCGGCCACCCTGCCACTCAGGATCTAGGATCCAAAATGCTTCACCAGTGAGTTCTAAACTGATGCTCGTCTGCGCTCGACCTACCGATCCTGGGAAGAGTGGGTTCGCCGTGTTCAGCAGCCGAAGGAATGGGTGATCGGTGATCGGCACCAGCTCCTGCCCACCGTCAAGGTCGAGGTTGCCGAGCGCGAAATCCTTGCGCGAGATCCCTTTCGCCTGAAGACGATTGTGCTTGATAAACTTCCCGCCAGAACCCTTGACCGCGAACAGACCCCATGAGGTTGAACCAATCGATTCAGCGATCTTCCCTACGACTGCCCGCACCCACGGGCTGCGCGAATATGCGGTAAGCATTCCGTTAACGCCACGATGTGGTGAGGTCTTATATCCACCGGGGATGATCTTGGAGAGGATTCGCTGTTCATCCTCGCTTACCTGCCCCAAGAGTTTCGTTGCAAGTCGGAGGCGTTTGAACAGTCCGAGTTGACTCGACATCTCACACCACCATCAGATCAGCTGCGAGAGTCGTAGTCCCAAGGATCGTTCCTTTGAGCCTTCTGGATTTCGTGATGTCTTGGAACAATCTGTAGCCGCCTTTTTCGATCGTGCGCCGGTATCCTTGCGTATCAATCATCTGGATGTCGAAGAAATATTTCCCGGGGTCTGTAGTCCCAGGAACAGGGAACGCGACTCTGCCGGCTGCTGGATCTCCGATGATCACGCCATCAGATTGGAATACCTCGTCTTCGCTATCAGAGGGGTTCGCCCTTTCGTTCACCGTGAGAGTGAAAGAACATCCGTCAATTGGCATGACAGTCCCATCCTCTCGACGGATGGTTGCATAGATCGGATAGGTGTCATTTCGGTATCTGCTTATGTCGCCCACGGCGTTCCTCCGATCACGTCAACGGTCCAAAGTCTGCTCCGTAATTTCCATCATCGAAATCCACCCACACCCTATCGGATTCATCATCCACGACTGCGTAGACATCTCCGTTGTAATACTGTCCGAGATCCCCAATGACCGTCGCTTGCGACTCGATGTTACCAGCAAGCGGCCACGCCCCTAGCGGAAGCCAACTCAGATTCGCCGTCAATTCAGATTGAGCTTCGACTGATCCAGCCAGAACCTGATGGAGAGTGAGATAGGCGGAGAGCGCAGAAGTTGCCTCGACAGCACCAACGAGCGCGGCAGTCTGTGACAGATGCCCGGACAATTCAGAGGTCGCTGCGATGCCTCCAGCCAAGGACCACGACGCCTCGATCTTGGTCAGGTCGCCAGTCACGTTTGACGATGCGGCAATCGCCCCCGAGAGAACTCGACTGCCTCCAAGATTCCCGATTACGCTGCTCTGCGCCTCGATGGTTCCGGCCAGCTTCATCGTGGCTGCCAAAGTCCCGCTGACATCGGATGTGGCAGCAACAGAACCTTCCAGCTTGCGGATCACCTTCACGTCGCCACTGATGCTCGACGTTGCCTCGACCCCACCAGCCAGCTGCCACGCTGCTTCAACGACATTCAGATCACCAGCGGCAGTCGAGGTCGCCTCGATTGCACCTGCAAGGTTTCGCGTGACCTTCAGATCCCCAACGAATGAGGACTGGGCAGCGATACCCCCCTGAGTTCTGAGCGTCCCGGTCAACTCGCCGGTCAACGATGACGTCGCGTCAATCGTTCCACTGAGGGGCCATGCAGCCTCCTCGGTCATCAGATTCCCGACCACGACACTCTGCGCTTCGATGATCCCGGCAAGCTGCCGCTGTGATGTGATCGTTCCGGTGACGGTCGCAGTCGCGTCGATGCTTCCAGCTAGCGACCACACCGCCTCGATGGATTCGAGATTCCCGGTCACCTCGCTCTGCGCTTCGATGCCTCCAGACAGGGCAATCGTCTGCGTGAGTTCTCCCGAGACATTGACCGTTGCGGATATGTCGCCAGAAAGCGGCCATGCCGCCTCGTCAGTCATCAAGTTGCCGGTCACTACGGACTGTGCCACGAGGCTACCGACAAGACGCTGAGAGAGGCTGAGAGACGCTGCGAGATCCGATTGCGCTGCGACCGTTCCACTCAGCCCACGAGCCGCCTGGAGGTCTCCGAGCAGTGTGCTTTGTGCGGCAATCGATCCCGCGAGTGACCGCGACGGTTTGAGATCCCCAACGAGATCGGATTGCGCCGAGACGCTTCCAGCCAATCTCATCGTCGTCTTGAGATTACCGACCACTGACGACTGCGCTTCGATAGTCCCGGCAAGCGGCCATGCTGCCTCATCTGTCATCAGGTTGCCGAGGAGTTCCGACTGCGCCGCGATCACTCCGACCAGCCGCTGATCGAGGGTGAGTGTTCCGCTCACCTCAGCTTGTGCGGCTATCGTTCCCGCTACTTTTCTGGAGACGAGCAGATCCCCTGCCAGATCGGATGCCGCAGCGATATCACCAGCCAGCTGCCACGTCTGCTTCGGCTCCCCGAGATCGCCCGTGACCGTAGAGACAGCACCTATCGTTCCCGACAATTCTCGAACGGGTTTGAGATCACCAGTAAGAGCAGCGGTTGCGGCTATGTCTCCTGCGAGATCGAACGTCTCTGCTGCCAGAGTGAGATCACCAACGAGAGACGATTGAGCAGAGATCGCACCCGCAAGTTTTCGTGTGGATTTCAGATCGCCTGTCAGTGCTGCAATTGCAGCGATGGCCCCTTGGAGTTGTCTGGTCGTTGAGCCAGTATCGTAGATGTAGGCACCCATGTCCCACGCGCCTGTCGATGGCACGATCAGATTTCCGGCCAGCGTGGATTGCGCTCCGATGCTTCCGGCCAGCTCGCGTGTGGGTTTTAGATCACCGGCAATCGAGCTCTGTGCCGCGATCGATCCAGCCAGTTCCCATTCACCAGCTAGAACGAGATCGCCAGTGAGAACAGACTGTGCGCCAATGGATCCGGCAAGTCGATACGTCTGTGCGAGCGTCCCGGTCAGTGCAGAGGTGGCCGCGATAGCACCGGCAAGCTGCCGAGTCGTAGACCCGGTGTCATAGATGAACGCACCCATATCCCATGCGCCGGTTGACGGGATGACGAGGTTGCCAGCAAGTGACGATTGCGCCGCGATGCTCCCTGCGAGAACCTGAGTCCCAATGACGCTGAGGTCGCCACTCACCAATGACGTGGCAGCGATCGTTCCTTGCAAGACATTCGACTCGGAAGGCGGAAGCAGAGCCAGCGTGAACGTGATCCACGATGCTGATTCACCGAGAGTCCCTGTTCTCGCCGGTTCATTCCCTGCCGAGGGCTGCACGAACGAGTCCGCAGCGAATGCCGCATCCGAGGTTGCGATCAGCGTCAGATCGCCAAGCACGGTCGACTGCGCTGCGATCCCTCCTGCCAGATCCCGCGTGACGCTGAGGTCGCCAGTCACCACAGACGAAGCAGCGATATTACCAGCTAGGGCGAGAACAGAAGTTGGTTCACCCAGGTCTCCGATGAGTGTCGAGGTAGCCGCGATTCCACCAGCCAATATCAGACGACCCTTGAGATCCCCAGTAGCTGTTGTCTGTGCCGAGATCGCTCCGGCGAGTTTCCTAGTGATTGCGAGATCACCAGCCAGCGAGGATGCGGCAGCGACATCTCCAGCGAGTGACCACGCTGCTAGGGTTTGGGTGAGATCGCCAACGACTGCCGACTGAGCCTCGACAGCACCGGCCAGACCTCGGCTGACCGAAAGGTCGCCACTCACCGATGCCTGTGCATCGATGCTTCCAGCTACCGCATTCGTGATCGCCAGCGTCCCACTCACATCCGACTGTGCGGTAATGCTGCCACCGAGCGGCCATGATGCCTCGGAGGTCATCAGGTTCCCGACGAGACTCGACTCTGCCGCGATGGTCCCGACCAATCGTTGACCGAGGGTCAGTGTTCCGGCCACTGATGATTGTGCGTCGATGGCTCCGGCGATTCCCCTGGTGACGATGAGATCGCCTGACAGATCAGACGCAGCGGCGATGGCACCGGCGAGGCCCTGCACCTGGGTCGGCGCGCCGAGATTCCCTGCCACCGTTGATTTCGTTACAGCGTGTCCGCGCAGCGCCCAATCCGGTGTCTCAAGGAATTCACCGAACAACCGAAACGTGAAAATGCTTGCTGGATATTCGGCCTTTTCAGATAGGTAATTCCATCGCCAGCACGGCGACCACGCCTTCACCGCTGGAGCATCGGCAACGGGCAGATACCACCATGCGACGTATCCGGGTGCGCCGAACGATCCTATGCATTCGACCTTGAAGTAATAGGTCTCGCCAGCGGTCAGTTGCGGCCCACCTGGAAACTCGAACGAGACCCAAGTGGAGTATCCGATCCCGTCGAGGTCTTCCGTCGTGGATGTCCCGTTCGCTATCGGAGTGTTGCCCGGTTGCCCTCCGTCGTCTGGCAGGATCAAGCACCTGTAATTTGGGAATGTGAGTGGACCGTGTTCATCGACGAAGATGTCGAACTTGGAAATACGGACATCATTGAATGCTGTCCATTCTGCTGCCCATGCAACAAGGTTCGACGAAATAGCAATCTGATAAAGGGTCGAGCCGCCGTGAGCCTCTTGCTTCTCGAAGAACTGGAGGCGCGTGAGATCACCAGTGGCAGCGGAAGTCGCCGCGATCGCACCAACTAACGCCCTGGTCTGTTTGAGGTCTCCGATCAAGACACTCGATGCCGCGATGTCACCAGCCAGATCGAAGGCCGTAGTCGGCTCACCGAGGTCGCCAGTCACTGTGGCTTGTGCCGAAATTGATCCGGCTATCGCCTGGGTCAAGACGAGCGTTCCGACTGCCGCCGCCTGTGCCAGAATCGAACCGGCCATCTTGCGGCGCGGCTTCACATCTGCCGTTACAGTGGCGGCAGCCGCGACGGTTCCAGCCATCTTCCGAATCGGCTTCATGTCTCCAGCGACATTCGCCTGAGCCGCCACCGACCCGGCAACCTTCCGGGTCACTTTCGCATCACCTGTCGCGGTGGCAGTTGCCGCGATGCTTCCGGCGAGCGAGTAGATCGTCCCGGTGCTTGGAGGCAGTAGAGCGAGAGTGAACGTGACCCAGGATGCCGACTCACCTAGCGTCCCTGCTCGTGCGGGTTCATTCGTCGCTGTTACTTGTTCCGCTGAATCGGCGGCGAAGACATATGGCCCCGCTGGAATCAGTGCGAATGTGAACGAAGCCCATGAATCAGTGCCGCCGATTGATCCGGTTCTGGACGCCTCTGTTGCCGCTGTTGTTTGGGCGAATGAGTTTGCAGCGAATGATCCATCCGTACCAGAGGAATTATTTTCCTCGAAATTCTCAACGAAGTTCCCACCATCGAGTGTCCCGATAGCGAGGTTGTCTTCGATGTTCACGAGACAAACGACGCGCCTTTCATTTCCGCTCGGCGTGATTTCCTGTGACGTCCACGTCGTGGCTCTTCCGGTGTTGGAAGTTGGCGACTCGAACGGCGTGCCAGCAGGGGTGCACCCTGACCACCGCGAGATGATGCCGAAGAATGGACCCGTCGATGATGTGCGAGTGCAGGTGAGGTTCCCTGATTCAGAGCCGGTCGCTCGCTTCCAGTACCACGACATCGTCCCGTTCGTGCTTTGAACAACCTCCGTTACCTTGTTCCAGTCGGTGATCGCGTTGTGACTGTCTACCGCTGCCGACAGCAATTGGAGGATGAGGATGTCGTTCGCTTCGATGCCACTTGGATACGGGACATCGATTGTGAAAGTGAGGTTCCCAGCACCAATGCCGCCGTTGCCTTCATAGGCCGGAGCCGCCATCAGTGATCGCCGTCCCTCATGCCGAGTTCACTTCGAAGTCCTCGGCATAGTTGCCGCCAGCCAGCGTTCCTACTGCGGTCGCAGCCTCGGCACAGATCAGACAAACGATGCGGTTGTAGTTGACGGTCGGAGTGATTGACGAGGACGAAACCGTTGATGATGATCCATTGGCAGAGGTTGCACCCTCGAACGGTGTTCCGCTCGTCTTGCAGTTCGACCAACGCGAGATGATCCCAAAGAATCCTCCGGTCGTCTCCAGTCGCGTACAGGCCACGTTCCCGCTTTCCGTTCCGACTGCTCGCTTCCAGTACCATGCCGCCGTTGAGTTCGCACCCTGGTTCACTGAATTGGCAAAGTTCCAACCGCTCGGCGTATCGAAATCATCGTCCACCGTCGACAGCGTTTGCAGAATCAGGATGTCATTCTCGTTGATGGTCGTCGGATACGGGACGTTGACCGTGTCGCTGTCCTGGCTTTCACCGATCCCGCCGTGGCCTTCGTAGACCGGCTGTGCGTTGAGCAGAGTGAGGTCGCCCGTGACGGTCGCCGCTGCGCCAATGGTCCCTGCGAGAACCTGCGTACCACCGGCGTCGGACTTGTAGATTTCGATGTAGTGGGAATCATCTGTGATCTGGTTCGCCCACGACTTATCAGAGTAGTCCATCTCCCATTTGTAGAACCCTGCCGCGACGTTGTTGCCGCCCTCCCACCAGATGCCTCCACCATCGACGGAGTTGCTGCAAAGCATGATGTGGTATTTCGTGCTGGCAGTGATGGCTGGCTTGCTTCCGCTCCATGTGAATTGCTGGACCGCGCCTGAGTCGCTAACAGCAGAAACAGCAACCGTGTCCGAGGTGCCATTCGTGACGAGAGCGGTACGGGCCGCGTTCCAGACTTCAAGCCAGCAGTTCCCAACCTCATTATCCGTTCTCAGGAACGTGTTGATGTACTCGATGTCGCAGGTCTCGTCTGCGGCGATCCACTCGTTGCCGACAACGACGCTGCCGCCCTGGTAGTTGGTGCAGTTCGAGTAATCGTTGCTCTGGTCAGTCGCGGATACGACTAGCGTTGCCATCAGTAGTTGTCCCTATCGTCCGTCTCGACCGCATCGGGCCAGACCGAAGTTGGCAGCAGTCCCATGTTGAATGGCGAACCAAGAGTGTTGTCGCCCTGGCCGCGACACGGTGATCCAGATTGCAGCGTCAGGTCATTCGATGTAGGGTTGGTGAACAGCGGATCGCCGTCAACGTAAGTCCATCCAGAGTCGGCACCCGAAGCCGCGAGCCATGAGTCATAGGTCTCATATCGAGTGTTGTTTCCCCACTCGATGAAGTCGTCGGCGGGGTCCGGCTCTGCGCCGAAACAGTTGTTGTCGTAGGTGTTCCCGTTCCCGTTGATGTCGTTGTCGCCGCCGCCCTGCGCGGAGAGTCCGTACAGGGTGTAGCCGGAACAGATGTTGTTCGCGAACTCGTTATCCACAAGATATTGAATGGAGCCTTCGTTGCTGTAAGAGGAACACTTGATCCCGCACTGACCTCCGTAACAGGAATTCCCGATAATCTTGTTGTACTTGGCAGTGAGTGGCGACGATCCTTCATCCCGAGCGTCCACGACGATGTTCGCCGGTAGAAACTCATCCTGGCCGTTAGCGTTGAATCCATTGTCGCAACAAACGTTTGAATAGACGTAGGTGTAGTGGCTGATTTCGACGAAGATCCCGTTGCCGCCGTTGTCGTACACGAGATTGTCGTGGATGAGGTTCGGGTTGCCAACCGTCCCAATGCAGCCGTCGAAGTAGATGCCGACCCCGTCGCTCTGGTTGCCGTCCTGCTGCGGACGGCCATTGCTGTAGACGAGATTCTCGTACACCTGGAATCCCGAAATGAATTCGAAGTTGCCGAAGAACTTCATCCCGCCACCGAAGCCACCATTCCAATCGCTATTGTCGTAGCAGGTGTTGCGCCGGAAGATACAGTTGGTCAGGTCATACCCTGGACCGTCGCCAGGGCCGCATACAAAGTTTGTTCCAGCGGTGCCGTTGTCGTAGAACACATTATCCTCGACGAGCCATCCGCTGGCGTCTCTTCGTGCATCCGAAAAGTCGCCAACAGCCAACCCACCATCGTCAGCCCCGTGAACGATGCAGTTCCGAACGATACAATCATCGCCTGGATTCGAGGCCCGAATGATCGCGTAGGCATAGCCGCCTGTTTTCTCGAATTCGATACCGTCAAGAGTGACCCGATAGGCAAGCTCCATGCTCACGATTTGAGTTGTGTTCTCGAACTTTGGTGACCCACCAGAATTCGCCTGGAGCGTTAAGTCGGAGCGGCCATCAAGGTCGAGCGTGTCGCCAGAGTAGGTTCCGCCCAAATCACTTACGATGACAATATCGTCGGTTGCGAAGGTGTCACCGTTGAACGCTGCGGCATCCATCGAAGTTGATGCGTTTGCGTCAGACGTAGCACCCGTTTTGGATGAGAGCGCACCATCTGCCCTCATGTAGTAGGTCGCCATCTCCACACCTCCATCCTGTCAAGCGGTAGGCGTCAGCCGCCGCCAGTCGCAAGCGGCTGAGCCTACTCGGGTCAGTCGATGGTGATGGAGAGGTCGGTCGTGGCGAATTCCGCACTGTCACCGTCACCGAGGGTTCTGGGAGTCGTCAATGCGTTATACGCCAACCAGACGCCAGCGGAGACGAGGGTGCTAATTCCGAAACCGTTCGCCGTATCCCAAGCTCCCGTTGCCGGGCCGAAGGTAATGGTCGCGCTCGGGTTCATGGTCTGACTCGTTCGGGTGAACGTCACCGACTGACGAGCGTAGCCCGTGTCAGCATTCTCGACGCCGTTGGTCCCGATGTCATCAGTCGGTGTGGTGTCGAACAGACCAACCCACCATGCGGTCGGTCGCGTTGGCGATCCAGTGGTGAACGCCCAGTCGAGTACCCGCTCTTCAAGTTCGTTCGTGAAGTGTGACATTTCAAACCTCCGTCATGTTAGGGCGTTGCCCAGGTCAATACGTTGGCGGGAAGCTGTAACACCACCCCGCTCGGCCACTCGACGCTCACATCTCCAGCTTGTTCAGATTCAGGTCCACCGAGGTCAATCGCCAGGATCGCCACGTCACTCGTCACATGGTAGAGGATCGCCCAATACCCATCGAGAAATCCGCTAGCGTGAACCCCGATCACCACGTCATCAGCGGTCATCGTTGCGATGCCAGCAGCCATCGCCCACGCGACAGTCGTCAATGCCGGACCCCCGCTCGGATAATTTCCAGCGGTGCTGACCTGATTGGCTGAAAAGTCGGACCACGTCGGTGTGGTCTGATCGGCAGCAGGGGTGATGGTGTCATCCACGATCCCGAGCTTGAATGTGTCGGACGAGATGTCGATGGTGCCCTTACCGAATTCGAGCATCGCGCCTTGGAAAAAGATCGCGTCACCCTTCGCCATGTCTCACCCCTCTCGTTCTAAAGAAACGGCCCCGCCTGTTGCGCAGGGTCGGGGCCGGATGTCGAGACGAGCACTCATCTCGTTCTGGTTGTACCACGCGTGATCGTAGAACGCAAGGTGAGAGACGACGACCCGGACAATCCGGGTCGCGCCCCTCGACCAAAGTCGAGATGGAAGGAGGAGCATTTCCAGGGTAGCGCACGGGTCACCAGAACTCAATCCGGCGACGCCTATCGACGTACCATGCCAGCACCGTCGCATCTGCTATGTCAGGGCTGCGACCGAGCCGCGCTACGACGTCGTCTTTCGACTCGATGTAGATTCGTCCGTTGCGGACCTTCCACCGGGGCATGATCATCTCTGCTCGCAACGCTTTGTCCGGGGGCAAGCAGATGTCTGAGTACTCAGGATCGAGGGCTTCGCGGAATCCCCAGTACGCTGCTGCTCTGATATTGCCGAGCTTGTACTTGCCGCTCCGATCAGTCGCATCGTCAGCACCCGCACCGAAGTTGATTCCGCTGACCGTCGCCCCCGCGTCCACCAGCAGATCGTACGGCGAGGACCCGACGCCGATCACGTCGATTCCGATCTTCACTTCGCTTTGCACTCGACTCGTCATCTTCACGACTTCGCGAACCACCTCCCGCCCGGTGCGGCATTCCTTGCCGGGGACGAGATTGGGTCGGCCATACCATGCGCCGTGCTTCGGCATGAGTACTGTGTTGTCTTTCCCACCCCGAGCGACGTCAACGCCAAGCGCCGTCATGGGTCCAGCAGCCGCCTTCATTGCTTCCCAACGGAGTACCGCCATGTCGTACCACTCGGTCGGGATCACCTGCCACTGATCGTCATCCACAGACACGTCGAATTTTCCGTAGAGCATCTGTGATCGAAGAGGCTCGGGCAACGACTGGATGACGGCCCGGTATTCGTCATCGGTCGAGAGATAAGGATTGTCCGAGAGCAGAGCGGGGATAAACGTCCGCGACCTTGGATACAGCACCTCGCCATCGACCGCCACCGGCTCCGGCCCGTCGACCTCGATGTCTGTCTCCCCGTCGCTGTTCGTGACGAACCATCTGAGTTCGCCGGGTGCTGCTGGATTCGGATGGTTGCGGTCCAGCCACGGTGCCCAATATTCAATCACCCATAGCCCATCCGAAGTGGACGGCGGGTTGCCCGTCGCCACGATGCGGACGCGCTGGTCGGGCAGCGCAGAACGCGCCCACGTTTTGAGGTACATGAAGATGGGTCGAGTGAACGTCGTGATCTCGTCGAATGCCTTGAGATCGTGGGGCCGACCCTGCCAGCGATACTTGTCTTTTTCATGCGGACACGAGCCGAACTGTATCTTCCTGCCGGGCAGCTGCATGACCCCCGACCCACGGTTGATCTGTCCGTTCGCTCCAGCGATCTCATCGGCACGGTCAATCAGATCTCGCAGCTGCGGATACTCACGTCGGAAGATGACGGAGCGAGTGTGTTGAGTGGCCGCCATGCCGAGAAGCAGATCCGACTTCCCGCCCCCTGCCGCGCCGCCGTAAAACAGTTCGTCCGCTTCACTGACCAACGCCTGCGTCTGTGGTCCGTCGATGGGTGTCCAAAGAACAGGACCCGACTCCGGGGATACGGTGTCAGCCAGTCGGAGTAGAGCGGTCGACCAAGCGCCGGATCTCATCCCCTATGACCCTCCGTGATTCCTTGGACGCGACGTGACGCCGGACGATGTCAGCGATGGCCGCGACCATAACCATCAGTTGGTCAATGGCGATGGCTTTGTCCGCATCCATCAGCCGCTTCCGTTCCGTCTCGACGAGCTTGCGTCTCTGTTCGATGAGGTTGTCAATTTTCATCCACGACGCCTCTGGATCAGCTGCCGCATCCAGCACCACGCGAAGTCGATTGATGTCGCGCACCGCGCCGTCTCGATTGTTCCTATTTGTGTTGGCTGTGAATGAGGCGAAGATCGCTCGTGCCTCCGACCACTGAGCCTGCGGGCCCTCTGTCCGCAACCGCATGAGTTCGTCCTGTAATCGGGAGTCGGTCAACGCGATCTCATCATCCAGTGAGGTCAGGTCTCCATCAGCCAGAGCGAGGTGATATCGCTCGCTCAGTCGGTCTGGAAGACATCGGCTGTATCGTCCGTGCTTGAACGCCGGGTTCGCCGTTCCGACTAGGCTCTTGCCTCCGTGGATGTGGCACACGCCGAAACCTACGACCGCGTCCTTCTTGCAACGCTGCCCCGACCGTTTCGATTTCGCCGTACATTGACCCATCGACCTATGCCTTCCATCCAAGAGGGTCCGCTATGTCCATGACCCATCTAACACGGTAACAGCCCACGCAGATCGTCATATTCATCCGAGTCGTGCAGAGCGATCTTCGACCAGAGCGTGTCGGTCTCTTCCAGATACCGAGCCTCTTCCCTGAGGTTCTTCCAAACGTTCGACTGCCGGGCGTGTCGGATCATCGGACCCGCGAGGTTGAAACAGTATCCGCGCCGGTACGCTTCGCGCTGCCACAACCAACCCATCCAGATATCATCGAAGCGAGGCACGTCGATGAATTGACACCACGGATTCCAGTCGTTCGGACGGAACGCGAGGTTCATACCGCACAGTGGGAAGTAGCTGCCGAAGATAGGTTCACGCCGGAAGGTCATCGGTGCGGATCGATGAGCCAGTTGACGGACCGCGCAATAGTCTCCGATCTCGGTCCAGAACCCCATTGACGCAGCGACTGGCCGAAAAAGCCCCGTATTGACGTAAGGCGTGCCGCGAGATGGCGGGGAAGTCACCGACAGATAGGATTCCACGCGCTGAGGTTGGAGCGAGGAGACATGCCATTCTGCCAGCTTTACGAGCGACTGTGCCCCCTCGGGATCCGGGTAGCAATCCCCGTCGAGGATGACGACGATGTCTGCCCCCTGCCTCACGGCTTCCGCGACCCCCTCATTTTTTGGCTGGCCGCAGCTGCCATTCGCCCTCGTATCGTGATGAAGGACGAGCCAGTCCTCATCCCCTGTGACTCTCCATGCATCGAGAAACGCATCGATTTCTGCTCCGTTCACCCACGGCGTCACGATCTTCCATGTCTCGGTCATGCTCCCACCCTTCGCAGTCTCGTTTTGAAATGCCGCCAGATCTGTGCGGTGTTGATTCGCCCTCCGTGTGCCTGAACCTTGATCGGTACTCCGGGCCAGAGTGATTGTGTTTTC